GCTTGAGTGGAATATTGCATTCCAAAATTGGCAAAGGTTAATGGGTAATCAAGGCCTGCAACCAGAAGATTTTGAAACTCCACCACCACCAGCTTTTACAAAACCAAAGCCTAAAATTAAACGTACCACCTCAGCATATAGCAAATATGTTAATCGCATCCATCAGCTACAAGTTGATTTAAAAAGCATAAAGGCCGTTATAAAAACAATTAAAGTAGTGGAAGTAAAAGATCCACCAGTAGAGATAGAGCCAATTACACCAAAGGAGCCAAAAACCGAACATCCATGGTTAACAAAACGAATTAGTTCACTATCAAAAGTATTAAACTATTTAACTACAGATCTTGAACCTGACATTGCAAGGCTAATTGTATTAATTAAGAAAGAGATACTAGTAATTAAAAAGTTTATAAAAAAAGAAATAGATATTTTTTTAAAAAGCATAAAAAAATTACTAATAAGTAGGATTCCACCAAATAGTAGAGTAGATGATATCAAAGAGAAAAAAAAGAAGCACGAGGATAAAATAGCAATCACAAAATATAGGATAGCCAGAGCAAAAAGGTTAGTAGCGGAAGTTCAGCTAATATTAAAAATGGCTGGTGGCGCTACTAAACTTACTACAAATATTGTAGCTAAAGAAGTGTATAAGTATGAGAGTAACCAACCATATATCAACCTTTTCATAGACAGCTATTATGATTTATTATTTTTAAGAGAGACTGATGTGTTAATAAGTTCAGGAGGTATAACACCTTCCCCAGCCGTCATTGAAGCAAGACAAGCACAGTTAGCTCAGGATAAAAAGTATTATGAAGAGGAAAAGAAAAGGATTAAACAAAAATTTGAGCCCCTAATAGTAATAGACATACTTGTATTTGGATTAATAGAATCTATTAAAGAAGCAAAGTTTAGTAATTTTATTAAAGACTTAAAAGGATATGTTGATATAGTTGAGGCCACTGCGGACCATCCAGGTAAAAATACAATAAAGTCGCTGAAAGCAATCATGGCTATTGTTGAATCACCTCCCACAACAGTTAGTGAGATTACTTCGACAGCTAAAAAGATCACAAAAGATGTCATTGCTAGTATTGGTCAAGATGTAAACATAGTAACTCCACTTGCACAAATAGAAACAAAGCACTTAGCTAATAGCAGGCAATCAATTAGAAAGCTTTGTAAAATAGCTTTTATTAATGATATAAGTAAGCTTCAACAACCAGCAATTGACAAACTAAATAGCATGAGAATTGTACATGAAATAGATATGTCAAATCAAGCTACCAAAGCAGCCAAGCTAAAAAATATAGAAATAAACTACACAACAGAAAGAGCAGAGCTTCAACAAACGCTGGCTGGAACACCACAAGAGCAAGGTTCCTTAGCTGTTTTTGATCTAGAACATACAAAAACAGTTAAAGCATTTTTAGATAGTGAGGGATCTGTAGCTAGTGAGGCAGAACTAGCCATGCTTCAGAAAGAATATGAAGATGAGGTTGAAAAAATAAAAGAAGTAAATAATGCAACTATATCATCAATAAAAGGTGGAAAAATTGCACAACTATTATTAAAGATAGATAAAAGCCTTACTGAAAATAAATCTTTTATAATGTTGGGTTTTGATATGTTAGTAGTGTTAATAAAAGAATTTGTTGCATTTTTAAGTAAAATTATAAAAGATTTTATAAAAGTTCAAAAAGAAAAATTAGAGAAAAGGAAAGCAGAAGTGGAATTGGAGGGAAAACGAAGAGTAAAAAAAGAAATTGAAGCCAGAGTAAATACAGAAGCTATAATATTAACTGGACTTTTTGGATTAGCAGCTCGTCTATTTTGGACTGGTGCATCATGGTACGGCCCAACTGGTACTAAACACACAGTACTAAACATAGGAAGATTTACCAAGATGGATTTTTTAGCTTCTAGTGGTCGGAGTGGCATGGTAAAAGAAATAGCTAGAGGATTTGAGCATCAACTAGTTGGTATGTTTGGTATAATAACACCACCACTAAACACAGCTATACCACCATTTCCTTTTAAAGGATATCTATTAGCTGAACCAGTAGCTATTTTGTTAGCTGGTGAAGCATCTGCCAATGCTGCAGCTGGGTTAGCTTAATTAAATAAAGTTAGTACATAATACGCAAATAGCTACTATTTATATATAAAGAGTATGAAAGGATCTGAATTTATAAAACTGCTACGGAAAGTCATCCGCGAAGAAGTTCGAGATGTTGTAAGAGAAGAGCTTAAATCAATTAAGCCAATGATTATTGAAAACAAAACACGACCTACTATTAAACAAGTTGCACCTCAACAAAAGATGCAACAAAAGCCTCAACAGAAACCACAATATACTATTGACGGCGCCTTTAGTAGGATACTTAAAGAAACAGCAGACTCAATGAACAGCAATCATGCCACTGAAATGGAAGATTGGCCTGATATGAATGGCGGATTAATGACATCAGAGCAAGTAACTCCAGTAATGAATTATTCAGCACCCAGTAACAATATGCAATCACACAGTAGCGATCCTACAGCTGGACTAATGAGGGATTATTCTGCTGTATTGAAATCAGCAGATGCAATATCACAAAACACTTATAGAGGATAGTAAATGGCTATTGAAATTAGAGTAAATCCGCTTGACTTTGAACCTGATATAGCTATTGGTATTGATTTGCCTATGGTAAATGCTGTTGGGAGTGGTTTTAAACTAAACTATACAACCCTTGATCAAGCATATGCAAATGCTAAAAATTTATTATTAACCAATAGAGGAGAAAGGATCATGCAGCCAGATTTTGGTTGCAACTTAAAAAATAGTTTATTTGAGCAGCTTACTGATGACATAGTTGAAAACCTAGAAGAGGGCATAAGATCACAGTTCAACTTCTGGCTACCATATATAGCAATAAACGAATTAAAAATAACACCGAGCATAGATAATCACTATTTAAAAATAGAACTAACCATAAGCTTAAAAGGCAATGAGTTGGATACCAAGTCAATTCAACTTGAATTAACAAATACACAATATTAACATTAGACCCTATTTATACTAGATAAGATAAATTAAATGCACAACAATACATCAAAAGATATTAAGTACTTAGGTAGAGATTTTGATTCTTTAAAAGAAGGACTAGTCGAATTTGCTAAAACATACTATCCTAATACATATAACGATTTCAATGAAGCTTCACCAGGAATGATGTTTATTGAAATGGCAGCTTATGTTGGTGATGTATTAAATTATTATATAGATTCCCAATTCAAAGAGTCTATGTTAATGCATGCAACTGAAAGACGAAATATATTATCTATCGCAGCTGCTTTGGGTTACAAGCCAAAATTAAGCTGTCCGTCACTTGTTGATATTGACGTATATCAATTACTTCCCGTATCTGGTAGTGGTGCTAACTCAGAGCCAGATATGAGATATTCATTAAAAATTAATCCTGGAGCTCGTGGAAGAAGTATTGTAGGAAAGACTGAATTTTTAATGCAAAATAAAATAGATTTTAGCATAAATACTATTCATGATCCTTTAGAAATATCTGTATATAGTATTGATGCAAATGGATCACCTAACTACTATCTAGCAAAGAAGACAGTGAAAGCCATATCAGCTCAACCCGTGACAACAACAATTGGAGTGAGCTCAGCAACTAGGTATTTTAAATTTTTAATTGAGGCCAAAGACTTAATAGCTATTGATAGCATTATTGATAGCGAAGGTAACACTTGGTATGAAGTACCTTATTTAGCTCAAGATACTATTTTTGAAAAAGTACAGAATACTGCTTTTAATGATCCTGATGCTGCTGTATATAGTGAGGATACACCATATCTATTAAAACTACTTAGAGTACCAAGAAGATTTATAACACGGGTAGTTGATAGAGGTATTGAAGTTCAGTTTGGAGCTGGTATAAGTTCGTCTCCTGATGAAGAATTATTAGCCACACCAGAAAATATAGGACTATCTTTACCAACTGGTAGAGATGATATTGATTTCTCAATTGACCCAGCAGCTCCAATAATAACAGGAGCCTATGGCATAGCACCATCAAACGTAACATTAACAGTAACTTATTTAGTTGGCGGAGGAATAGCTTCAAACGTACCAGCAAATACCATTACAGAAATCATTGGATCAGACTTGACTGGAACTGTGTTCCCAGCTGGTAGTACAGTTTTAAATACAACAATATTAAACTCTATAGCAATAAACAATCCTACTGGTGCAACTGGTGGAAGGAGCGCTGAGACCTTGGAAGATGTAAGACAAAATGCACTTGCTCAAATGGCTACACAAAACAGAGCAGTTACTAAAGAGGATTATATAATGAGAGCTTATGCAATGCCTAATGTTTATGGTAGTGTAGCAAAAGTATTTATAACACCTGACGAGCAAAGTAATATAGGCAGTTCAGAGGTTGGAGACACTGTAGCAAATCCACTGGCAATGAATATGTACATGTTAGCTTATAATAGCAGTAAGTTGCTAACAACAGTTAACCGAGCTGTGAAAGAAAGTTTAAAAACATATTTGAGTCAGTATAGAATGCTAACTGATAGTATAAACTTTAGAGATGCTTATGTTATTAATATTGGAATAGATTTTGATGTAGTAACATTACCAACTCATAATTCAAATGAAGTATTGCTTTTATGTGTACAAGCTATGAAAAGTTTTTTTGATATAGATAAATGGCAAATAAATCAACCAATTGTAATTAGCGATTTATATAAAGAGCTTACTGGAGTTGATGGAGTACAAACAATAAGTAAAATTATAATAAAAAATCTCAATGATGAGTCGCTTGGATACAGTAACGTAATATATGATATCAATGAAGCTACGAAAAATGGAGTTGTATATCCAAGCTTGGACCCCGCTATATTTGAAGTGCATTATCCAAATGTGGATATTAAAGGACGAACAGTAAATTACTAAACATGGTATTAAGATTTTATCCGACTAAAGACGCAACAGTATATGAAAAGTATCCAGAAATAAACACTGGACTGGATGCTGTGCTTGACATTAGTAGAGTGTTAATAACAACTGGATCAGTATCATCAAGTTACAATTCAAGAGCCCTTATTAGCTTTAACTACACAGCTATATCTAGCAGCATACTAGCACTTGGACAAAATCCAAATCTATTTACATATAAATTAAAGCTATATGTAACTGAGGCAAACGAGGTTCCATTAGATTACAGCATATACTG